CGCCCATCCTCTTTGTAGTTTGCGATTTTGAATCATTCCAGCCACTTTGAAGCCGCGGCGCCTGAAAATTCCGGCCGTTTGTCGTCAATGAGATCATGCCATTTTACAAATCGTTCACAGACGAGTGACGAGTTTCCAGTTGACGAGTCTCGTCTCTTTGAGTATATTGGAAAATAGCCGGGGACCCCGGCAGCTGCCGCGCCGAGTCGCCACCCGGAGGGCGGAGGCCGGCGGATTCCCCGGACAATTCAACCATTTTCCAGAAAGGGCGGGTCAACCGTGAAGCTTGTAGATAAAATCCAAATTAAAAAGCTCAAGGATCTGCAGCCCTTTGAGCGCAACCCCAAAATCCATACAACTGAACAGGTCGCGCAGATCGCCGCGTCGATCGTGGAGTTCGGGTTCAACAATCCGGTCCTGATTGATAGCGAAAACAAGGTCTGGGCGGGGCATGGTCGTATTCTGGCAGCAAAGGACCTAAAGATCGCCGAGGTGCCGACAATTAACCTCGACCATATCCCGGTTGCCCGGCGCAAGGCTTATCTTCTGGCAGACAACCGGCTCGGGGAGGGTCAGCCCTATGACGAAACGCTGCTCAAGTCAATAATGGACGAGCTGAAAACGGACGGCTTCGACCTGAACCTGACAGGATTTTCAAAGGAAGAAATTGACGGGCTTATGGGAGATCTCGAAATCGAGCTCAATGATGGGGTCGGCGGAACGCACGGGGGGGCCATGCGGAATCCCGGAAAAAATATGATCATCTGGATAAACAAATATACTTTTACTATTAAGGACAAGGGGGACTCCGATCGGATCATGGAGTTCTGCGATTTCATGGCAGCGAATGAGGACAAAAAAACTGAGGTCAACTTGAAACTGCAAGAAAAATTGATAGAGGTAATTAATGATATTTTACATTCATAAAAACGTTGGCGGGACAAATAAGCATTATACTTTTTCACTACTGGAACGGCTCGCAAAATTAAATCGGCATGACGTGACCCCGGACCCGGCACGCGCGGAAATGATTCTCGTTTCCTTGTGTGACGTCACCGGCCTCGCCGATCTCGAAAAAATCAGGCACTATCACCCCGATCAGCGGATCGCGGTCGGCGGACACTTCGCTTTCTATTATAAAGCCTGCGCGATCTTCGCTGATATCGTAAACGTCGGACAGGGATTTGAATTTTTCAAATGTAAAAACGAAAGCGAAATGCGGAATCTCGATTGTGTTTATTACCGTGGAAAGCCCGGAACGCTCACGCCGTCAACACTGATCGAGTGGGAAAAATGCCACGTCGTTCAGGTTAATACCCGGACCTTTTATTATTGGGGCGGGACCGGCTGCAAAAATAAATGCAGGTTTTGTTTTACGTCGTGGACAAATAAGCACCAGAAAAATAATGAAATGAGGATCAAGCGCGCGACGGCGTCAGTAAAGGGCAAGGGATTTCTTACCGTGATCTCAAATGAATACGGAGAGGATTACAGATATACCCCGGTAAAAGATATGATGCTCAAGGATTTTATAAAATTGAAATCTTGCAAGACGCGGCTGGTCCGAATGGGTCTGGAATTTGCGACGCCGGAGAATAGAAAGAAATATGGCAAGCCTTTCCCGGACGAGGATTTCTACAAGGCGATCGTTCTCGCGGAACGCTTCGGCGTGGAGGTCCAGTTCTTTTGTATCGGCGGCATGGACCCGCGCCGAGATTGGTATAATTTATTCAGTGAAATTCCGTGGGGCGACAATGTCCGGCCTCGCGTTTTTATAAAATTCACAAATCTTGAATATCAAATGTTTACTCCGCTTTTCAAATGTCGGCATGACATTAAAACTGAAAACTATCTTGATAAAAAATTCATAGACAAGATGTTTCAGATTTCGGTTTATCGAAATAAGCGCGTCAGATTTTTTCAATGTAAGTACCCGGCGCACGCTCTCTGGAGGATCGGGACCAGCCTTTGTATCGACCGGGATCAATATGACTCAATGAAAGCATTATCAAAAGAAAAGGATATTGAAATTGTCCATAAGGCTCTATACTCAACTAAGGTCATTGAAACCGATTATCAGGACGAGGTCAAGTTCTGGTATAAAAAAGGATCATGAAATGGCAGAGCAGGAATTCAAGGCAAATGAAAACTTGAGATTCAAGCGACTTGCGGACGGCGCGGTTCAAATTGATTTCATGGATTTCGACGGGGAGGGGAATTATTTCATGGTAAAAATACCCGCCGATCAATGGATTAAGGCAGTAAATAAAATGTCAAGGTTCCCGGATATCGCTGATATGTTTTCTTTAATGAAGGAATTTCACCTTGGCAGATAAGCTTGTATCCATGCGGGAGTTGTCAAGAATTATTGGCGTCACTCTTCGGGCGGTTCAGGACGCGGTAAAATATGGACGGATTAAACCAGAAAGAATTGAAAAGAGGGGGCAGAGGACCCTTTATCGCTTTGATCCTGAAAAGTGTAAGGCTCACTGGTCTAATCGGACCCGCCCCGGACACCGGGCCACTCGAAAAGAGAAGGGCAAAGGCGCTCAGCCGACTTATAACAAGGGCGATAAGCAAGACGATCCCGATATCCCCGGAATGGACGGGACCGCAGACCAGTACCATAAGGCGCGAGCTGCAAAAGAAATTATGCAGGCAAAGATCGCGAAGCTGGAGCTGGAGGAAAAGGAAAAAACCTTAGTGCGCCGCGACTTGGTCCGCGTAACCTTTTATCATTGTGGGCGCGAAATCTCGAAACATCTTCTAAATATCCCGGACCGGGTCGCCGCGATCGTCGCAGCCGAAACGGATATACTCGCCTGCAACGAAATTCTCACGACCGAAATCAAAAAAGCCCTAACGGCTCTATCTCAAACAAAATTAGATGACGACAATTCTTGACAGGTCGCTCGCGGCGACGTTTTTTGAATCTCTTGCCCCGCCTCCAGATTTCGAAATATGGGAATGGGCTGACGGTCATTACTATATTCCAGAAGAAGAACCGGAGCCCGGAATCTGGAGGACCAGCCGGACCCCATACCTCAAAGAAATTTTAAGCGCGCTCTCCCCGAATTCTAAATATCGGCACGTTGTTTTCATGAAGGGATCGCAGATAGGCGCGACAGAGTCCGCAAAGATTTTGATTTTTTTCCATATCGCGCACGATCCTTGCCGGATTTTATACGCGCAGCCGACCGTCGAAACCGTCCGGGAATTTTCAGAAGAAAAGCTCCAGAAATCGATCGACGCGACGGACGAGGTCAGGCGCCGGATACCACCGGCAAAATCTCGCGACTCCAAAAACAGGATTTTAAAAAAGGGCTTCCCCGGCGGATCGCTTTCAATGGTCGGAATGAATAGCCCGAACCCGCTGGCCTCGAAATCGATCAGGATTTTGATATTTGACGAAAAGGACCGCGCCCCGGAGTCCGTTGGTTTTCAGGGCGCGGAGGGATCGCCGATCGATATCGCGGTTAAGAGGACAACAAACTTTCAGAAAGCAAAGGTCTATTCTCTTTCAACTCCGACGATCGCCGGGGCGTCATATATTGAAAAAGATTTCCTGAAATCAGACCAGCGATATTATTATGTCCCATGCCCGTTCTGCAAAGAAAAGCAGATCATAAAATGGCAGAGCATAAAATTTAAACGCCGCGAAAACGGGACCGCCGATCCCGCCTCTATTTTCCTTGAATGCGAACACTGCAAAGAGGAAATCCGCGAACATCACAAAACTTGGATGCTGACCAATGGCGAATGGAGAAAGCACAACCCGGAATCCGGGATCGCCGGTTTCCACCTGTCCGCCCTGTATTCTCCGCTCGGCTGGTACTCATGGCTGAACGCGGTTGACGATCATCTTGACGCTATAGGGGACCCGGAGAAAATGAAGGTATGGGTAAACACCGTACTTGGCGAAACTTTCGATCCGTCTATGGAGTCAATTAATCATAACTGGCTTATGAGGCGCCGCGAAAAATTTATTGCGCCCGTCCAGCCGGGGGCGCTCGTTCTATGCGCTGGCGTCGATATTCAAAACGACAGAATTGAATGCAGCACGGTCGGCTATGGAGATCGATTTGAAAGCTGGGTACTCAGCCACGACGTTTTCCCCGGAGATCCAGAGGTCGATCCGAAAACGCCGGGTAGTGTATGGGACCTTCTCGATCAGTATCTTTTAAGAACATGGCACGGGGCTGGGGGCGAGCAATTTGTGATCGCCTGCACCGTTGTCGATTCAGGATTTGCGACTGACAATGTATATGAATTCTGTAAAGAGCGAGAATTCAGGCGGGTATTTGCTGGCAAGGGAATAGCTGGACCGGGTCGCCCGATCGTCGGAAAGGCAACGCGCGGGAATAGAAAAAAATGCGCTCTTTTTCAGATCGGGACAGATCAGGCAAAGGACGTGCTTTACTCAAGATTAAAAATCGCTCAACCGGGTCCGGGGTTTATCCATTTCCCGGCTGAATTTGACGAGGATTATTTCAAGCAGCTGACGGCTGAAAAAAAGATCAAGCGCATATCATCCGGTATGCCCCGGTTTCAATGGGTTTTACCTGCCGGGAAAAGAAATGAAGCCCTTGACTGCTACTGCTATTCACTCGTTGCACTTGGTATCCTAAATCTGGACCTTGCGAAACTCGCAGAAAATAATTTAAATTTCATTCCGAACTACCAGCGACGCCCTCCAAAACGGCGCGGCGTGCGCGGGAAAGGAGTTTAACAATGACAGAGGCACAGGCTCAGGCCCATCTTGACGCTTGGCTCGCAGCCGATCTCGCGGTTGCGAATGGTCAATCTTACTCAATCGGGGGGCGCTCCCTGTCCCGCGCTGACGCCGAGGAAATCCGTAAAAACATTATATTTTGGCAGAATAAGGTTGCCGAAATTTCAAGCGGGGGGCTGCGGCAGCGCAGGGCGGTCCCGCGCGATATTTGAAATCAGTTGTTTTTTCAAAAATTCCTAAGTATATTAGAAAGTAAATGGTTAAAACAGGCCGCAAAAGACTTTACGATCACCTGAACAGGCCGATCCTTTCGGACCGGGAAAAATTACTTTTACAAATCAGAAACCAAGCCTCTTTTGTCGCCGGGGATCACGCCCGGCGCTCTATGCGCGGCTGGCTTACATCTGACGGCGATCCAAATACGGATTTAAATGGCGAGCTCGCAACGATTCGAGAGCGAAGCCGGGACCTTTACAGGAATACTCCGCTGGCAGCAGGCGCGCTGGACCGGGCGGCTGAAAACGTTGTCGGCTCGGGCCTCAGACTCCAGAGCCGGATCAAAAGGAAACTCCTGAACATTGAAGACGATGCGGCTGATCAATGGGAGCGGGAAACCGAGGCGCGTTTTGATCAGTGGGCAAGCTCCAAGGATGCGGACCTTGCCCGGACACTCAATTTTTATGAAATGACTGAGGTTGCTTTCCTTTCTGCGCTTATGTCCGGCGACTGTTTTGCAGTAATGCCTCTGGTCCCGCGTCCCCGGTCGGACTGCGATTTGAGAATTTCACTTTATGAGGGCGATTATGTTTCAAATCCGCAGATGCAGCCAAATTCAAAAAACCTGACTCAGGGAATTGAGATTAATCCAAGCACGGGCGCGCCGGTCCGCTACTGGTTTCAGAAATCCCATCCCGGCGCTGAAATGCCCTCTTTTGAATGGACACCGATCCCGGCTTTTGGCTCCAAGTCAGGGCGGCGAAACGTCATTCACCTATTCAAACCGAAGCGGCCGAGCCAGCGTCGCGGCTATCCAATTCTAACCCCTGTCGTCGAGACATTAAAACAACTTTCAAGATATTCAGAATCCGAGCTTATGGCTGCAGTTGTCAGCTCCTTTTTCACCGTCTTTATAAAACAGGAGAGCAAGGGCGACGGCGCGGGACTTGGCGCGGGATATACCGACGATCAATCTATTCTTACCGGGTCGGACTCCGACAACAAACTGATCGAAATGGGAAACGGAACGATTATTGATCTCGGTGAAAATGAATCGATCGAAACCGCCGATCCGAAGCGCCCAAATGATTCATTCAAACCTTTTTATAATGCAGTCGTCGAACAGGTCGGAGCCGCGACGGGAATTCCGTTCGAGGTTCTAATCCAGCACTTTTCGAGTTCATATTCCGCGAGTCGCGCGGCACTTATTGAGTTCTGGAAATTCGTAACAAACCGGCGCGCATGGCTGGCTCGAAACTGGTGCGATCTGATCTATGAGGAATTTTTAACAGACCAGATTATTAAAGGGAAAATAAAAGCGCCGGGCTTCATGGACGACAATTTCATTCGCTTTGCATGGCTCGGATCGGCGTGGCAATCAAATATCGGGCGCGGCATGATCGATCCGCTCAAGGAAATCAAGGCCGCAAAAGAAAAGATCAACGCGCGCCTCGGAACATACGAGGATGAATACGCAACAATGAACGGCGGAGATTGGGAATCCGGCATGGACCGGCTGGGACGTGAAGAAAAATTTTTAAATGAAAGAAATATTCAGCCGGTGAAAACGACCGCCGGGGGAGGGATTCAATGAATTGGGATCACCTTGTAAACGCCGCTATTATTCTGGGGACCATAGTTGATCCCGATACGCTGAAAAATCCTTACCCGAATGAACACGCCGCACGCCTGCGGAATCCCGGCGACTTTAAAGAGAAACCAGACTGGTCCTCTGGCGGTAAATTCCGGCGCACAAAGGGCGGAACCATTTTCGGACGGATCAAAGTACCGGCGACCGTCTCAGTTATTTGGGGCCAGCTCAAGTCTCAAAGCGGACGCGCAGCTGCACCCCAGACCTTGCGATTTCCAACTGCAAACTGGACTGCGGATCAGGCCCGGAAATGGCTCAAGGATAACAAGGTGACTCCGATCCGTTTTGAACCTGCCGCGCCGAAAAAAGCAGAGGCAGGCCCGGAACCGGACCCGGACCCGGCGCCTCAGTCGCAGACGTGGTTCAAGATCGAGGCTCAGGCCGGAGGCGGGACCCGGATTGACATTTACGACGCGATCGGCGCTTTTGGCGTTTCCGCGTCAGCCTTTGTGAACCAGTTCAATAAAATAAAATCGAGTTCAATCGAGCTGCATATAGATTCGCCCGGCGGAGTGGTCCATCACGGCATGGCAATCTATAATAATCTCAAAAATTCCGGCAAAAATATTCACGTTTTCATTGACGGGATGGCTGCGAGTATGGGATCGGTGATCGCAATGGCAGGCGATAAAATCACAATGCCTGATAATGCGCTCTTAATGATCCACAATCCGCAGGGCGTCCAGATCGGCGACGCCGAAGCAATGCGAAAGGAGGCCGAGCTATTAGATAAAATTCGAGGACAGATCGCGCAGGTCTATGCGGATCGGTCCGGCAAAACCGTGGACGAGATTCAGTCCAAGATGGACGCGGAAACATGGTTCACGGGAAAAGAGGCCCTTGAATTCGGCCTCGTTGATGAAAATCAGGGGCAGGTCAAGCGCGCGGCCCATTATACCCTTGACGGCTGCGATTTCAAAAACCTTGACAAATTGCTTACTTTTATGAATATTTCAAATCAGATTGAGCCTAAAAATCAACCAAAACAAAATGGAGGGCCAGAAATGGAACCCAAAACAGTTGCAGAGTTAAAGGCCAAATATCCCGAGCTGACGGCGCAGCTTGAGGATACCGTGAGGGAAACCCTCAACGCCGAAGCGGAAACCGCGCTGAAAAACGCCGAGGAAACCGGCGCGAAAAACGAGCGCGAAAGGCTCGCGGGTATCATGTCGATCCCGGCGACCGGGGACGCCGCGAAAAAAATTATTGACTCGGCACTTAAAGACCCCAAGGAAACCAAGGAGTCTGTCGCCGTAAAGCTTCTGGAAGCGCAGGGCAAGGGCGAGAAGATTCAGATCGAAAATCGCGCCGCAGATAATCAGCAGGTGATCGATCAGGTCGCGACGATCGACAAGGCCCCGGCAAACACCCCGGACGAGGACAAACAGGACGCCGAGGAGGCGAAAGCTGCAGCGATCGCCGCAGGGATCGCGCGCCCCGATATCATGGCAGCAACCCGGAATTAAATAACCCATAACCAAAACGGAGGACAAAAAATGTCAAGTGAAACTTTTACCCCGGACAAGGTGATCGGCGGAGATTTCCCCATTAAAACCAGCCCCGAAACGCTGGAATCCGGCGAGAATCTTTCTCGCGGCTGCGTTATGGGAAAAAAGACTGTCGGAACCGTTGCCGCAACCGGCCTCGCGGACGCGGGGAACACAGGCGACGGAACCTGCACCGGCGTTGCCGCAAAGAAAAACGTTCAGCCCGGCACCTATACCGCGAAGGGAATTCTCGCGGCGACGGACGGCGGGACCTTTGAAATTCTGGCTCCCGATGGCAGTCAGGTCGGTATCGCTCAGGTCGGCGTGGCGTTCACGTCGGATCAGCTGGACCTGACAATCAACGACGGCACAACGGATTTTGCGGTCGGAGATATTTTCACGATCACGACCCCGGCAGGCTCCGGCGAGCTGGTTTCCGTGAATAGCGCCGCGATCGACGGGAGCGGAAACCCCTATGGCGTTCTTCTGGAGGACAAGGACGCCTCCGGCGGCGCGCAGTCGATCCCGGTCGCCCTTACCGGCGAGTTCAACGAGGAAGCGCTGACTTTTGGCGGGTCCGATACGGCGGCAACGCATAAGGACGCCATGAGAAAGCTGAGCATGTTTCAGGTGACTCCCATTACCAACACCTAAAAACCGGAAAATATGAATTCAACCTATAACTAAAAAAAAGAGGTATAAAAAATGTCAATAGATATTTTCAGCAGCCGGTCCATGCTCAAGCAGATCGAGTATATCTATCCCGTGAGGACCCCGTTTCTTTCAAAGTTTTTCACGGAAACAAAACGGTCGCAGTCCGAGTACATTGATATCGACTTTGTACGCGGCACGCGCAAGCTGGCTCCCTATGTCGGCGCGAATATGCAGGGCAAGCTGATCGAGAAGCGCGGTTTCGAGCGCCGGTCCGTCCAGCCGCCCTATATCAAAATTAAGGACGTGACCACGGCTGAGGACCTTCTAAAAACCAAGCCCGGAATGAATATTTATGAGGGCGGCAGAACCGGGCAGCAGCTCGCGCGCGAAGAGCTCGCGAAACAGATGAAAGAGTTCATGGATATGATTATCCGGCGAATGGAATTCATGGCCCATCAGTCTCTTTCAACTCAGGGCTCGATCACCTATTCCGGCGACGGCATTTCCCTGTCGGTCGATTTCAACATGAAAACAACCCACAAGATCACGCTGACGGGAACCGACAAATGGGACGACACGACCAACGCGGACCCGGTCGGCGATCTGAAAACGTGGTATGAGCTGATCAAGAAGGACTCCGGGCTGATCCCGAGGGACGTTATCATGGATCAGGACGCGGCTGCGCTTTTCCTGAATCATCCCAAGGTATCCGGCAGCACCAGCGTTTTCGATAACCGGCGGATCGATCTCGGTCAGATCAATCCCCGCGAGCTGCCCAGCGGCCTTGAATTTCTCGGCACCCTGCGCCGTCCCAATGTCGATCTCTATTCCTATTCGGAATACTATGAAACGGACGCGGGGGTTGTGACTCCGATCATGACTTCCAAAACCGTGATCATGGGTTCGACCGACGCGCGTTGCGTGCAGCATTTCGGCGCGATCAAGGACCTCGAAGCGCTGGCCCCGGTCAAGTTCTTCCCGAACTCATGGATCGAGAAGGACCCCAGCGCCCGGCTGCTGCTTGTCCAGAGCTCGCCGCTGGTGGCCCCGCACCAGATCGACGGTTTCGCTCACGCGACGGTTGCGTAAAATTTTCCGGTTGATGGACACCGCACGGGGAGGCGCGGCTTTTTCTTGGCGGTCGCGCGCTCCCCTTTCTTAAACTGGAGGAAAAATTATGCAGCTGAAAGCTATCTCCTGTATCAAACATAATAAGCAGTATTATGACGCCGGAGAAATTCTGGAGGTTACGGAGGACGAGGCTCAGGAATTGCTCGATCTCAACCTCGCCGAGCCCGTTTCCGACGACAAGCCTGCGGAAAAGCCCGAGCCGGCAAATGAAACCGCCGGAGATTCCGACGACAAGACGGACCCCGAAACCGAAGACTCCGACGACGATCTAACTCAGATCAATGGCGTCGGAGAAGAACTGGATCAGGCCCTTAAAAGGATCGGTATCAAGAAAATTTCTGCCGTCGCAGATTCGGCTCCAGAGGCGATCGCCGTGATCCCCGGCATTGGAGTTAAGACGGCGCGGAACATTATCAAGGCTGCTAAAAAGGCGCTGAAATGATATGGCGACTTTTAAGGAAGACTTGAGTAATGATCTGGACGAAACGTTCTTTAACAAGTCTGAGTTTGCAGAGGACGCGGGGACCTGCATTTATTATCCCGCAGCAGGCGGATCGTATGAGGTCGCGGTAATATTCGATAACGAGTTTGAAACCGTTGACCCTGACTCAGGGGAAAGAGTAATCTCCCGGCAGCCCGTCGCCCGGATCAATGAAAACGATCTGCAGGCTGCGGTAAAGCCCGGCGACGAAATTGAAGTTCGCGGCGTCAGATATAAGGTGATCGAGCCTCAATATGACGGCGTTGGAACGGTCCTTTGTCTCTTGCATGAAAAGGTCTAATCATGGCGCATACCCGCAAGACGATCCGCAACAATGTTGTCTCGATGCTCACCGGGAATATTACTTATAATTCTCAACAGGTTTCTATCTATAAATCCCGCGCCCTCCCATGGTTCGAGGTTGAATTTCCGGCAATAGCAGTTTATATGCACGAAGAAGATGCCGACGACAAAGAGAGCGCGCCGCGATATTATGACAGGGTCCTCCAGCTTATCGTCGAGGTGCTTGCAGAAGAATTAAGCACCGCCGGAACGGATGATATTTTCGACGATATTATTGAACAGGTCGAAAATATTTTCGGCCTCAATCCTTACCTCGTTTTCAATTCGGTGGACCCGGCTGACGATACGCTTTATAAAAGTACGCGGGTTACTCAGACAAATAACGGAAAAAAAATCATTTCAGGTATGGCAACAATCTGGAATGTTGAATATCGGACCTATGCGCCTCCAGCTCAGTCTCTTGATCTTCTGCGCCGGTCCGTAACGTCGATCGACGCCGCCATTGAAGGGGCTGCTGGACCGGCGCATATAAGGGCGGATCAGACTTTTAACAATCCATAATGGAGTAAAATTATGAATGAAAGGGTTTTGGTAAAACCGGCAAAAGGGCTGCGGGTCCCCCTGCCGGATCATCCCAAACAATACCTGCCGGAAGCCGGGCGGGTAGTGATTTATGATCAATACTGGTTTCGCCGCGTCGCGGAGGGAGCCGTAACGATTCAGAAATTAAAAGAGGCCGACAACCCGGAACCCGCCCCGGCGCCTGCCTCCAGCCCGGACCCGGCAGAGGAAAAGCCGGAGGACGAAAAAAAGAAATCAAAAAAAACCAATAAAAAATAAACGGAGGCAATAAAATGGATTTTGTAAACACAAGGGTTCCCATGCACCAGATCAAGTTTGATACCCGCTTCGCAAGTCAGGGCGCGGGTCAGCTTGCCTATAAGGTTCTTTTGATTGGACAGGGAACCGACGCCGGATCGGAAAGCGCAAACACGCTGGTTTCTATTTCGAGCCCCAATGATGCTGCCGCAAAATTCGGGACGGGGTCGCTGATCCACAGGATGGCGCTGGCTTATTTCAGAAATAACCGGGTAAATGAGATCACCGCGATCGCTGCAACGATGGACCCGGTTGCGACGCCGACAAATAAGGCGACCGGCTCGGTACAATTCACGTCTGCAGCAACCGGAAACGGGACTCTGGCGCTCTATATTGCAGGCGAGCGCGTTGCAGTTTCCGTCACGTCCGGCATGACGGTTGCCCAGCTCTCCGCAGCTCTCAAGGCGGAGATCGACGCGAACCATCTGAGTCTGCCTATGAAATCAACGGACGACACCGTTGACACGGTCGATTTCGAGGCCCTCAATATCGGCGTTGTCAGTAATGATATTGATATCAGGCTGAATGCTCAGGACGGGGACGAAACCCCAGCAGGCGTCGCGCTGACAATCACTGCCATGTCAGGAGGGTCCGGCGATCCCGCGCTTACTAATCTGATCGCAGCCCTCGCAGATGAATGGTATCAGGTCTGGATCAGCCCCTATGTTGACGCGACAAATTTTGCCGCGATCCAGACTGAACTTGAACGCCGTTTCGGTCCGACGACAATGATCGACGGAGTCTGCTTTGTGACCAAAAAGGATACATACGCGAATCTGATCACGCTGGGCTCGGGCAAAAATACTGAGCAATATGTCCTTATGGGTATTTATGACAACATGACTCCCGCCTTTGAATGGAGCGCCGCGATCGCGGGGCAGGTCGCAAACCAGCTCGCCGGTGGAAATGGAAACGAGGCGAAACCGTTCCAGACATTAAAGCTGGTCGGGGTCGCCGCGAGCCCCGTTTCAAGTCGGTTCACCTTTACGGAGAAAACCGCCCTGCTTAACAACGGGATCGCAACCCACAAGGTTGATCCCTCCGGCAACGTCCTGATTGAAAGGCTGATTACTACATATCAGCTTGACGCGCAGAGCAACCCGGATACTGCATGGCTGGACGTGAACACCCGGTTCACCTGCCTTTATTTACGCTGGGATTGGAAGCGCCGGATCGGTCTGAAATTCGCGCAGGCGAAACTCGCCGGGGACGGAAACCGGATCGGCCCCAATCAGGTCGTTTTGACTCCGTCCGTCGGAAAGGCAGAGGCGATCGCGGCCTTTCAGGATTGGGAAGTTCTCGGCCTCGTCGAGGATTTCGCCGCTTTCAAAAATTCCGTCCTTGCCAGCAGGGATTTGAGCGACGTTAATAAATTTAACTGGCAGATATTCCCCGATCTGGTAAACCAGTATCGAAACGGCGAAACAACCATATCCTTTATTTTATAGGAGGCCTGAACAATGTCAAGGCGCAGACACGGAATTATCTATTTGAAACAGGACGGCAATTTACTGCAGGCCGAGGGCGAGTTTACTTACAATTTCGGGACCCCGAAGCGCGAGCCCCGGTTCGGATCGGGCGGCAAAGTGGTCGGCACGTCCGAGACGCCGCAGGAGCCCTATATCAAGGGCGAGATCGTTCTGGAAGCCGATACCGACGCGAAGGCGATCACAAATATTCGGCAGGCGACCATAACGCTGGAAATGGATCAGAAAACGCTGGTACTCCGCAACGCGGAATATTATGCGGACGGAGAGGCCAAAACCAGCGACGGTCATTTGCAGGTCGAATTTTTTGGCGACGAGCTGGAAGAAATTTAAAACAATTTCACTTAACAAAGGGCGGGTACAATGGCAGACGGAAACGCGAAGCCAGTTCTAACCTATTCCCTCAAATATCCGATCTCGGATCATGAGGGCGGAACCATCAACGAGATCAATATCATGCGCCGACCAACCGGCGGGGATATGGTCGGAATTCCCTTACAAGCAATGGAGATACCTCATTTTTTGAGGCTGGGCGCTAAACTTGCCCGGATACCTTACCCAATAATCTCAAAGATGGACGCGGCTGACGCGGTCGCATTTGCAAATGAATTGTCTGATTTTTTCGTGAAAGAATAGCCGATTGGGAAGATGCGATTGCATGGATCGGCTATGTATTTAAATTCTCGGAGCGCGAGTTGTGGACCATGTCAAATAGCAGGGTGAAATTCTGGTCAAAAAGAGCTGAGTTTATTATGAACGAGCTTAACAAAAAGGATTAGAAATGCCTCCACGAAAAAAATCAATTTTAGTTGAAATTTTTGGTAAAGATAAGTTATCCGCGAATCTTGGAAAAATGACGGCTAAATTGAATAAATTTGGAAAGGCTGCAAAAAATATCGGCTCAACTCTCAGCACCCGTGTTTCCCTGCCGATCGTCGCATTAGGGGCGATCTCAACCAAGGTATTTATGGGCTTTGACGACTCAATGCGAAAGGTTCAGGCCGTGACCGGGGCGACCGGGGCGCAGTTCAATGAAATGACTGCGCTCGCCGAGGAAATGGGTCGGACAACTCGATTTACTGCGAGTCAAGCTGCCGAGGGCATGACGTTTCTCGGCATGGCAGGGCTGAGCGTTGACAAAGTTATGCAGGCTCTACCCGGCACCCTCCAGCTCGCGGCAGCAGGGGGCATAGAGCTCGCGGAGGCGGCTGATATCGCGACCAATGTAATGTCGGCTATGAAGTTGCCAGTAAGCGATCTCGGGCGCATCAATGACGTTCTGGCGCATACTCAGGCAAACGCTAATACTAATATTCTGGAAATGGCAGAGGCGTTAGAGCCCGTCGCCGGGACCGCGCGCAGCCTTGGCCTCGATCTTGAATCGCTGGTTGCCATGATCGGGCAGCTCGCAAATGTCGGCACCAAGGGATCGAAAGCCGGGCGGCAGTTAATGAATGCTTTCCTTGAATTTTCCAAGAAAACCGGCAGGCCGGTTACTGAATTCAGCCAATTTATCGACGAGCTGAATCAGAAAAATGTTTCCGCGACTGAAATTATGTCGAAATTCGGAAAGGTCGGCGGCAAGGCGATCGTTGCTCTCATGGCAGAGGGCGGCACAAAGGTTCGATCCTTTACAAAGGACCTCCAGAATTCGCAGGGCGCGGCGGCTAAAATGGCGGCGACTATGGAAGCCGGGACCGGCGGCACCATGAGGAAAGTAAAATCTGCGCTGGAGGGCGTCGCGATAACGATCGGGCAGACCCTTGAGCCGGTACTTTTGAAAGTCGCCGAATTTATAACGCGGCTTACCGAAAAATTTCAGGCATTGAGCCCGAGGACCCAGCGAATAATATTGATCGTTCTGGTTCTGGTCGCGGCGATCGGTCCCCTCCTTGTAATTGTCGGATCGCTGGCCTTAGTAATATCCGTTTTCGCGATCAAAGTTGTCGCGATTGGGATTGCGATTGGGGTATTTATTGGGTTTATAGTTATGCTCTGGAAAAAGTGGAAAGATTTAAGCACCGTCGGAAAATTACTGGTGAGTATAATTTTCCCTTTTCCTGTTATGATAATGGCAATGGTCAAGGCGGTCAAGCTGCTTGTAGGCTGGCTCGATAAAATGATCACTAAATTCAAGGCGTGGTGGAATTCTCCGGCGGCAACCGGCCTGAAAACGCTTATGTCCGGGATCAAAAATGCCGCTGGAAAAATATTATTTAAACAACCTCCGGCGGCAACTAACGCGGCAAACGCCGCTGCAATTACCGCTGCCGCAGGGCAGCAAGTCCTTAATCGTAACACAACGCAGACCTCGAAAATTCAGATCGACGTGACCGGGAACCCCGGCACAAAGGTTCGCGCCGACGCTGGCGGAAACGATCTGGACGTTGTAAACCGGGGCGCTGCTTTTGCAATGTGAGTAAAATATGAGCTGGAAAAATTTTCTACGGTCCGCAAGTTTCAGGGGTATTCCGTTTGAGGTGGTGGACTCCGAGGCAGCTGCCGGTCGGAAAACCGCGACTCATGAATTTCCGGGTAAAGATAAGAATTATATTGAGGACCTTGGAAAACAGACCCGGCTTTTCAATGTTGAGGCCTTCATAATTGGGGACCTTTATAAATTCCGCAAAGATCAGCTGATAAAAGCCTGCGAGACTCCGGGACCCGGTCGGCTGGTCCATCCTTATTTTGGGAGCCTCAAGGTTCAGGTGATCGGTCTGGTCCGTATCCGAGAAACACAGGACGAGGGCGGCATGGCCCGGATCACGATCCAGTTTTCGGAAAGCAAAAAGCCAGCATTTCCCTCGACCCTCCTTGACACCGTCGGCAATCTTCTCGGCAAGGCGCTCAGCGCTTTTAGCCGGATCGAGGCCGGCTTCACAGACACTTTCAATCTTTTCCAGCAACCGGCGGCGATCGTGAATGGAGTGATCGACTCGATGGACGCCGCAGTTGCAGCGATTGAGGACGGTTACACCGTGGCCCGGACCGTCGCCGGGTTTACGGAAACATTAGACCGGATTAAATCAAATATTAAATCCGGGGAACTCGCGGCGCAGGCGATCGCTCAGGATTTCATTGAGCTTTTTAGCTATAATAAAAGCGAATCCGGGATCGAGGAAAATCTGTCATTACAGAATTTCAACAAAGACACCGGCACGATCGAAGCCAATAAAAAGGCTTTTGACAAGCTGATCCAATACGCCTCAGTCGTCGCCGCTGCACAGGCTGCAACCGGGATCGATTTTGAAAGCACTACACAGGCCGATCGAATTCAGTCCGTTGTCGTCGTAGCGCTCGACCAGCTCATGGAAAGCGTTTCAGACGATATTTACTACCAGATTCATGATCTGCGCGCGTCATTTATAGAGGACATTACCGCCCGATCGATAAATACTCCAAGATTAATTGAAATCACAAATCAAATTGCCCTCCCATCTCTTTATATGGCCTATGATCTCTACGAGGATATTGAACGCGCGGACGATATTGTAAATCGCAACTCCGTCGAACATCCGGGCTTTGTCCCCGGCAGCGTTCCTCTGGAGGTCCTAAGCCGTGAATGAAGATTTTAATATTGTCGTCGGAAATCAGCTCTATAATGGCTGGCAGCGGGTATCTGTCAGCCGTTCCATGACAAGCCTTGCCGCGACTTTTGATATTGAGGTTTCCGATAAATGGACCCCGGACCTGCGCGAATGGGTTTTTACTCCGGGCGACGAAATCAAGATCAAGATCGACAACAACCTGCTTTTGACCGGATATATCGACGAGGTAAACGCTGAAAAAAACGCCGAATCTCATTTTCTGAGAGTGACCGGGCGCGACAAAACGGCGGACCTTGTTGACTGCGCCGCGTCCTTTGAAAAGGTGACTCATAAAAATATCGATCTCTATTCGCTGGCGAAAAAAATAATTTCAGACTATGACGTTGACATTGTTGAGTTGGCGGAGGTCGAGGACAAAAAATTTGATATCACTTTTGAACCCGGCGAGACTGTTTTCAGCATCTTAAACAGGAAATGCAAGGAGCTGGGTTGCCTGCTTAACTCAAACCGTTACGGCGAGCTGGTGGTCACAAACGCGAGCGACGCGCGCGCGCTATCCCGTCTGGTAATGGGTCAGAATATAAAGTCAGCTCGATTTTACCAGAACAATTCGGACCGTTTTCAGCTTTATTATGTACGCGGTTTCAGTAATACTCAGGGGACCGGCTGGCGTAAAAAGAAAAAGGTCAAGACAATTCAGGGGACCGCGATCGATCCAGATATTCGATACCGCGCCCATGTTGTGCAGGCAGAGCAGGCCATTGATATAAACGGCTGCAACCGGCAGGCGGAATGGGAAAAATCTACCCGGATCGGAAAATCCCGCGCCCTCGATGTTACAGTTCAGGGCCTATATCAGACCGGCACAACCGAAATTTGGGATATCAATAAAAATGTTTTTGTTGATATTCCAGAATTCGATATCGCGGAGGACCTGCTTATTGTCGATCTGGCTTTTTCCAAGTCTGACGCCGGGACCGAAACCGCGATTAAATTAATGCCGAAGGAGGCTTTCATTCAGCCATGATTGACGCCCTTAATAAATTCATAGCCCCGCTGAAAAGGCGCGTCCTGTCCATGATTGGAAAGGCCATTATTCTGGCGGCAGACGACTCTACAGATCTCCAGACTTTGAAGATCGAGATCATGAAAGACGAGATAATGGACGCGGTTGAAAGACTGCAAAATTTCGGTTTTACGTCCGTCCCGGAGGATGGCGCGGAGGCCATTGTATTGCACGTTGGCGGGGACCGAAGCAACGCCATAGTGATCGCCGTGGACGATTCAGAATACAGGCTCAAGGGCTTAGAAAAGGGTGAGGCTGCGATATACAATTCTAACGGGGATTATGTTAAGCTGAAAAAGGATAAAATCATTGTCAGTGGTTCGACCATTGAGATCGGCGGGACCCCGCTGACAGTCCTTGATGGAGTTGTAACCGGCGCCTGCCTGTGTTCTTTTACAGGCGTTGTCCATCCAGACAAATCTTCAAAAGTAAGGGCGGCTAAATAATGCCAATGAGTGGATCGGTTTTATCGGCGGCTATCAAGGCCGCGCTTTCTGCGGAGGGATTCGAGCTCGGGAACGCCCCGCAGACTGAAAAATTTGTTGACGTGATTGCAGAGCAAGTCGTAAATCACATTCAAACGCAGGCCCTTGTTACAACCACTGTCGCAGTTGCCAGCGTTTCAGGGGTCACGACCGGCCCCGGCGTTTCCGGTCCGGGGACCGGGACAGGGACCGGCGCAATTAAATAGGAAATATCATGGCGAAAGATAATAGAGAAGATACCAATTTTTTCGGAAATAGACGTGGCGATAAATTCATGACTCGGCTGATCTATGATCTTGCCAAATTAATCGTTGCGCTCGGCGTGATCGCCGGGGCCTTTGTCGCTTTCGGCAATACGAAATGGCAGGGAAAAGAGGCGGCGCAAGAATTCGAGACGAAAACGAAAAAGACGCTCGGCAGTATCATGGCAGAACAACGGCTGCAAAAGGAAATGAGTAAAACCGAATTCAGGCACATAAAAGAGGGCCTTCAAGATATCAAAAGAAGGCTTCCGTAATGGCTTACTTTTTATTGAATGCAGTAGACAATACGGTCCGGGAGGTTAGCGATCAGCCGTTTTCAACTCGGTATGAAAAATTTAATCAATGGAAAATCATTGAGATAAAAGATATCACCAGAGCGCAATATTTAAAAGACAACACCGTGCGCGTGGAAATGGACAATTTGGTTACGCCGAAAGATGAAGCGCAGATCGTATGGAAATATTTTGACAAAGCTTCCGGCAACTGGTATCAGGTAAAAGAGAGGCCGGTGAGCGCGGTTAAATACGACGAGGAAAAAAAATCTTTTGTCGATATGTTTTCAGATAATATCGTTAATAAGGAAATAATTAAAACGGCACCAGCGAGTTAAGAAATGGCTGATATATTTTTTAGCGTCGGAGCGAACACGGGGGACTTGAAAACCGGGTCCCCTTATATGGTTATTTCTGGCGGGGTAATGCAATTCACGATCGCGCAAACTGGAAACATTGGCGTCGGAGATATTGTTCTCGCGAATTCCATTGAATACATGATCGTCGGAAAAACGACTCAGTCCCAATGGTCAGTAAGAAATGTCGACGGGACTGCCGCGAGCCCCGTCGGAACTCCGACGGCAGTCACCTCCATAAAAAGGGCTTTCAATACAATGAATGCAGCTATCGACGGGACGAGCTCTGGAATTGCCGCCGAGCTTGGAACGGAGGACTT